TTTGTAAAATTATCTTTACTACAACTACGCCAATCTACGCTAACCCTACTCATTAAGAATTAGGTTCAGAGTTAGGGGCTTGACCATCTACTCCATCTTGTGATTGGTCAGTTTTTATTCTGAAATATGTACTTAACAGTTTTTCAGAAACTAATTTTCCCACTTGTTCTTGTAAATATCCAGGAAGAGCAAATTCTTTATCTAGAGGATTTTTGCATAAGTCGTCTAGAGAATAATCTGTACCACATCCACAATCAGGGAACATTATTTCATTAGGCACATCCTCTTCAAATAAGGCAGCTATTCTTAATGCTTTTAAATTAGGGTTGTTTGTATAGAGATAACCATTAACCACCCAAAAATACTCTTCGTTCTTTATAACAGGAAGCTTTAAAAGGTTTATGTAACGGTTTATTGTTATCTCTTTTAGCTTCTTCCCAGAACCACCCATTGCATTTATTGAATACACTCCTTGTATAACATATTGGTAGTTTCCCTCGGACATCCTAGGGAGTTTATGCTTACTCCTGCTTACATTGCAGGGATCTACGTATTCACAACATTCAGAAATAGGCACTTCCATCAACTCCAAACAAGGAATTGTTGTAAAAATAGTGTTAGTAGCCCAAAGCTTTCTAAGGTTTGTCTCCCTTTTAACTAAAAGGAATGTACTATTTTTAATTTCCGCAGCAATAGCTCTGTCCGTAATCAAATTGTCAGTTGATAGTAATTTGTGACTAGACCTCACTGTTGATACTAAATTTCTTAATGTTGCCATATTTTATAATCGTTCTGTTATAAACTTATCTTTAAAAGCCTCTTTATTTTTCCAAGTATAAGTTAAAAAATATTTAAGACTCCTAAATGTATCTTTAAATTCTGCCTCATATAAATCTTCTAGTTTAAAATAGAATACACCTGTATTATAGGAAAGGGTAATATATTTTTGTCTGTTTGGTATATATGCAGAAATAAGCTTTTGCTTATCGTAATCTTTTTTTTGTAGTAATGTATACTATCATACAGAATATGTGAATTCTCCTATTTGTCCTTTTTCTTTATGATATAAGAAACCCTTGGCTTGTTTTTTAGACATATACCCCTTTGATTTATGCCAAGCATCTGAACCACTTAGAGATGGAAGTATTTGAACTTGAAACCCCTGATGTTCATCTACAGACACATACTCTGTTTTCTTATTTTTATGAAAATGTCCTAACTTACAAATTCTAAATTTTGTACTTGCCCATAATTGTGACTCCTCTGTTGCAAAAATTAAGCCAAGTTCATGGTGTTTCTCCTCATTACCATGTGTATATTGAAAGCCTGTCACTCCATATTTGTAATATTTTCTTTGCTTTGGAGAGTTATCTATATTTACTTTTTCATTATTATGGTAATAGGCATCTAACATTTCACCAATCATAAACATTGTTTCAGTATCGTGATTTCCACTAATCACTACAACATCCACTGGAGCTATGGTGGATAGTGCATCTATAGCTTGAATTAGTATTCTTTTAACAGTTTTAACGATCTTAAAAAACCTGCTATCACTGTCCTGGGGGGTTCCTGCGAATGTTTCATTCCTCCTATTATCTATGTTAATCATATCATTTCCTATAGGAAAAATAAATCTTTCTATAGATTTATGACTAACATTTGATAATAATTCGGAAATAGCATCTTTATACCTTTGCTCTGCTATTTTTAAATCATAATCTTCTCCAGACTCTTCGTTCCATGACATTTTACCAAAATGTACATCTGGTATATTTATTTCATAGGCAAGATTACCATCCCTATTATTACTGTAGATAAACTGGCATTTCGGAGAATTTCCTTTTAATTCTTTCAGTAATATATCTTTCTGAGATGCTAAATCTGAATCTAACCTCTTAAGGGTGGCAAAAACAGAAGAGGTGAATTTACCGTTTGATTTTAGTTTAGACCAATAGTTTGATATTTTGTATTTAGTTAAATCTATTTTGTGTAGCTTTGCAAGTTCCTCTACAGATTGAGGATCAAATGACACTTCTAATGTAGATTCTATGGTTCCCTTCTCTTCATTTACTCTTGTGGTCTTTTCTGTAGTTTCTTCCTTCATTGTTGGTTTTGTTTGGTTTTTAAGTTCTTTTAAAAGCTCTTCCAAATATCCTTCTGTAATATCCAGTTTTTCGCAATAAAATTTCTTAGATTTCTTCCAATGCAATATTTCTTGCAATTGGGATAATAAGTTGGTTTCCTCAATCATTATTCTTTTAGTTTATTTAAACGCAAAGATACAATAATAATTCCTGAAATACCAAATTAATTTCATTAAAATTGTTATACGAAATAATCAAGTTAGTTATAAATAAAAACTCCCTGTAAGCAGTGCCTACAGGGAGGAACCCCCAGAAAAACCAAAAACTAGAGGTTTTACAATTATGGTGTACATTCTAGCACTTGTTCACAAAATCTTGCTTTTAGTTCACTATCATTTATAATTGCCGCCATTAAGGCTTCGAATATACCTACATCACTGATTCTTTCATCTATCTTCTGTAGGGCCACTGTAAGTGTATCTTCTGTGCTAACCCCTGAATATGGAAGATTTGGGCCTCCATAGTATAAATAAGCAGAGGATATAGGAAGAGCCACACAAGCACCTGTAGAAGGATTACAGGAGCTACAACCAGCAGGGTAAGTTGTATAGACAATTACACTACTTTCATTACTATAACATGGCATTCCAGGTACACACTTTCCCATATTCTTTTAAATTAAGCAGGAATATACATAATAAAATATACAGCCCTTACAGGCTGAATGTTGGCATGAGCTCCACCGCCACCTGAATTGTCAACAGTGGTAGCCACAGTTAAATCAACTGTAGAAGTGTCATCTGTCGCAGCAGGAGTAGATCCTCCCGTAGCCACTAAATTACCTGCACCATCATCTGTTAAATCTATTGTATGAGAGTGAGGATTTGGACTCACTGTAGAGGTAGCTGTGTGGTTGTGAGAAGGTATTTGAGAAATATCAAGGGTAACACTATTAGCTCCTTGAGTATCTCCTAAAGCATAATTAGGGTTGAAAGCGGAACTTCCAGGATTTACATATGATGGTAAAACACCTCCAGGGACAGCAGCAATGGCTCCTACAAGTCCTCGACCTCTTAAGTCAGGGGCCCCATGTGGTCCTCCATTACATAGATAAATGTTTTCCCACTCTGTACCTGGTAACCCAGATCCTGTAGCATCAAAATAGCTTAGTGAACCATAATATGGAAGGATGCTATAAGGAACCATTCTGCTGCTGTATCTCGTAGCACTTGCTGTACTTGCAATATAAGCAGCAATATAGGCATTAAGATCTGATATTTTAACATAGTTTGTATCTACATCTGTAGCAAGAGCTGTAAGACTTGTATCAATTTCACAAAGTTTTGTAATCACTGCCTGCACAATAGCATGTGTACCATCTCCAGAAGCTACCCCTGTTAAGCAAGAAAGAGTGTAATCTGCTTCTATAGTGGCAATATCTTCCACCACTGCATCCACTTGCCCTTGTAAATCACAAGCAGCTTTAACTAAAGCTTTAAACAAATCCAAAGCTGTCACTGTTTCACATGCCTGTAGATATTGGCTTACTAATTCACAATAGTCTTCATCTTCTAATGAAATTGTAATACCACTACCATTTAGTGTGGCTGTAAGAAATGTAATGAGAGCTTGTTCTACATACGAAAGGGAGTCTCCTTTCAATATCCCTAATACAGGAACATCTACACCTGTGTATTTTACACATTTATCAGAAACCACGTCCACGCACCCGTTATAGCAATTTGAGCAATTTGACATATTATTATTTATGAATTAAGAGTTTTATTCTACTAGCTATATTTTCAACAGTGTAGCCATCTGCATATTCTGAGTTACAATATTTGTATTGTAGGATTCTTTTGTAATTTAACAAGTCTGACATTACATCAGCTTTAATATCCCTTCCTAAGCTAAATACAATATTGTTATATTGATTTTTAGCCAATTCTGTCATCTTACAATCCACATCTGACAATAAGGCAGGAATAGTTGTACAATCAACACAATTTGTCAGTTTGGGATTAAGCATCTTTTAAACCTTTTTTAAATTTATAATTACAGGCGGAACATCTACCTTGTGTAAGTTGGCAACTACATGAGGCAGGAGCCCCACAATCTATGCATTTCATACAAAATTTGTTATATAATTAGTTCCTGAACAACCGCAATTATTATTAATAAACCTTTCTAATTGCCTACTTGCTTGTAAATAAAGCTTATTAGAGACATCTATTGCACAGTTGTTTGCAGCCGAAATAGCTCCCTGTATTAAGAAGTATATACTGCTCAACTCCACTTTAGATTGCTTTTTAATAGCCCCATCACATTCCATCATATCTAATCTCATGAAAGCTTCATCAAACCTTTCTTGTAATTGCTCCACTCTAATTATGTTTTTAGTGACATAATTGGCGTATGCAGGAGCAACAGAATACGTTAGTGTATATACACCGTCTGGAATAGCAATTAAGTCTTCTCCCACAGCCGTAAGCTCCAAGGAAGAGGAATTGTATACATTAAAATCATTAGGGGTAAAAGGAATACTAACAAGGCCAAATCCTGGAACTATAATCTCCATTGTGGGAGATTGTACAGCAGGACTATCTGGGTATGTGGAATTATCTGCCACCCCCAATGTTTTAGTATTGTATGTAGGAATTACTAATATGTCTAAGCTTAAATCTGCCATTATTTTGATTTTAAATAAAAAAGGAGAGAGAGTTGATGTAACTCTTCTCTCCTTTTCGTTAAGAATTATTAGACTATACTAATATTAAGGAATCAATGTTGAAGTTGTTGACGTTGTTGCCCATACAGTGGTTGTAGTAGACGTTGTAGTCAAGCAAGTGTTATCAGCATCAACTGTACCAAGAGCAGCTTCTAAAATAGCTTCGATTCCAGCAGTGGATGCCTGTGGTGTAGCAATGATCACTGTAGAATCTTCATGAACATAATCTCCCCACTGATAAGCAGATTTGTCATATTCATTAAAGCGGATGTAGAAAGTGTCATACACTGTACCTGCGGTCACCCATGATTCAAAATTCTGGTTATATCCAGCCATTCTGAATAAGTGCTTCAAATATCCAGCTTGGTAGCTGTAATAGTTTTTCTCTAATTGTTGAATTTCAGAAGAAGTACCTGTAGCATAAGAAGAACGCTGGGTGATGGTAGCTGTTGCTACAGTTTCACAAGCATCATCCACAATAAAGTCTACAGTGGTTGCTGGGCCTGTCATTACCCATGTACGGAAGTACATTCTATCATATTCTTGAGGGAAAGCTGCAACATCACAAGGTACACCGTAAGCTGTTAAAGCTTTACCAGAAATACGAAGGATGGCATTTGCATCATTACCTATACGTTGGAATTGGTAGAAAGTATTGAAAGAAATGTTGTCAGGATTAGTGCCTGGGGCAGCAGCTTGCAATGCTAGTATGATTTCATCAATTAATGCTGGAACATCCACTGTATCGCAAGGATCAGCACCACAATCACAACAAGGAGCTTGCACTGTCACTGACCGTGTAAATCCATTGTAATACAATGTGTTAATATAAGATGAGAAAGCTCTCAATGTAAAGGTGACAATTTCACCACATTTTACATTCCACCCAGATACATCAGTTACCTGTGTTGCTGGTGTAGAGCAACCTACCACCTTACGGAAGTCTGTTACGTTAGACGTATTAACACCTGCATTTTGCAATGCACCTGCAATTTTGTCAGAACGCTTGCTACCTTGAAGATAGTTATTTGTTCTCCCTTGTGCTAAATAGAAGTATTTAATACCTGCATCATCAATGTTACCAGATGTGGCTACACTGTAGTTAGGTCTAAAAATACCAAATTGTCCTGCTGTCAAATCTTGAGTAGAGCCAGAGCTAGGGAGTGTGTTTCCTACTGGTACTACAAACAGGGATGTTAATGAAAAATCCATCGTTTATAATTGTTTAAATTGTTTATTAGTTTGTTTGTATTCTTTGTATTGCTCCTTGTGCAGCAGAGGTATTTTCTGTATATTCTGCCAAGTGGAGTACGGTTAAGTCTAGTAATTCGTCTTCTAAATATGGTTTCAGCTCACAATCTTGTGTAATGGAATCAGAGCCATCTAATTTAATATATCCCTCTTTATCAATGTATTTGGGATATTTAATATATGAAACATATATTTTTGAGGGGGTGAAAGTACCATCTGTATAGACTAGTATTTCGTCTCCATATATCTCATTAAGGGTTTCCTGATATTCGAAAGAGGGTTTATAATGTTCGTTATTTAACGCAAATTGTAAATCTCCACGAAGTGATATATCCCTATTAATCCATATTATCCTATCCTTACATTTACCTTTGTCAGCTAATATGTAGCTATCTAAATAAGCTAAATATTGTGGAATGAGTGAAGCAAGAGAAGCAGAATATTGATTTATTCTCTCATCTTTTTTTTGTAGTTCTAGGGGTTGATGATCGTAATTTAAGATTAAATTCTGTATATCATCACGGGTCTTTTTATAAACCTTTTGTTTTATAAGGTCTATTTGAGCCTCGTTTAAAGCTAATATCTTATCTTCTAGTTGGATTGCTTGGTGGTCGTTTGAAGATAGTTTATTTAGTTTTAAATCTATTTTGTATAATAAACTATCTACGGCAATCATGGCATTAATTTCTTATTTTTAACTTCTTCTTCTAACATTATCAAATCTTCCTGGTGATCATCGTCCATTAAGTATGCAACGTATGTATCTTCATCCTTAGCCACTTCATATTCTCCTTTGAATAGCTTTCCACCAT